GGAGTCGTCAACGGTGAGTTTCGCGTCGATGCTGCCGGTGGTGGTGGGCCCGCTCATGGGTTACTCTCCCTGCTGTGTCGGTTCGTCGTCGGGTCGGAGGGCGCGCCACAGCCTGGAATCCGAGTGCAGGAGACCATTAACAAAGTCGCGGAACTCGGCCCATGAGATGCTTTCGCGGTGGAGGCGGATTCCGTACTCGGAGGCGAAGTCCGCGACGATCAGGGTGTGGTGGGTGAGGATTTCTTCCCACGCGACCGGGGTGCCGGTGTCTTCGGGGCGTTCGTACCAGTCCCAGAGGCCGGTGGCGGCGTCGTAGTCGCCGCGTCCGTGGGGGTCATCTGGGCCTGAAGGACTGTTGCCAGTTCCTCCAGCACTTCTTTTGGGACGCCGTGCTCCCAGACCTGCTCTGCCTTTTCGCGGCCCGCTTGGAAGTCGGCGATGCCCGCCCAGAGGGCACGGTCGACCACGGATGGGGGGACGCCGTCGGCGAGCATCGCGTCTTTCGCGTCGCCGAGGATGATTTCGGTGAGTTCGTTGAGGGAGAGGTCTTCGCCTTTGGATGCGGCGGCGTGAATCCTCAGCCCGTCCTGGAGGGAGATAGTGGGCAGGGTGTATTCCTTGCCGCGGACCGGGATGATCAGGGGGCCGATGATGTCTTCGTAAGGGCGCAAAGCCATGGTGAGAGTCCTTTGTGAGAGTGAGGTGTGAGAGTTGGGGTGGTGCGGGGGCGGGCCACTCTCACGCAACCCGCCCCCGGGTCTTGGGGGCTAACTAACTACGCACCCCGGACATAGGAGAACGCGGTCGAGACGCCGGCGGCGTTCGTGACCGTGATGTTCGCCGCGCCGGCCGAACCGGCGGGGACGACAGCCTCGATGAGGGAGTCGGAGATGACGTCCCAGGTCGTGGCGTTCGTCGCACCGAACTTGACGCCGGTCGTGGAGACGGTGCCGGTGAAGTTCGCGCCCGTGATCCGGACCAACTGCCCCACGGAAGCACCCGACGGGGTCGCGGAGGCGATCACCGGGACAGCGGCGGCAGCGTACGGGTTCGAGATGTCGGACAGGACACCGTCGCCCTTGAACGAGGCGGTGACTTCCTCAACATCCGCGACACCGGTCTTGGACTGGTTCCAGTCCACCAGGGCCCGGCCGGACTTCGCACCGGCGGCACCGTTACGGTCATACCAGCGGATGTACACCCGAGCCTGGTCGCCGAACTGGAACTGCGCGGCCCGGACAAGCTCCTGACCCGGGTCGAACACGCCGGCCGTGGTGGGGCGGTTCGCCTTGATGGTGACTTCCCACGCGGTCAGGGTCTTCTCGAACGAGTCGTACCCGGCGTTGTCGTACGTCGCGGTGGACTGGGTTGTGCTGTTCTCTTTGGGGGAGAAGTCCTGCATGCCCTTGAAGGGCAGCCAGGTGGTGCCGTCGGTGCTGACATCGACTTTAAAGCGGCGGGCCAGAGAAACTGACATTGGGGTGCCTCCTACGGGGCTGATTTTGGGTACAAAAAAAGCCCCACGGGTTCGTGAGGCTAGAAGGGGTGGAACGAGTGAGGCCCCCGGGTTAGCGGGGGCCTCTATTCAGTTATAGGTCTGGGTTATGCGTCGACGTCGGCTTCGGACTTGTGAACCAGGTAGTCGATGCCCTTGGCGAGCTGGTGGACGGCCAGGATGGAGACTGCCGCACCCGCCAGGACGATGCACGCACCGATGAACAGCCAGATCCCAACACCACCTAGAGCGATGGTAAGGGACCCCACGACTGAGGCGGCGAGGCCGGCGGCGAGATTGTTGGCGGAAGCTGCGGGTTTGTCCATTCCCGCATCATACAGCCGGAGGCCGGTGATTAACAGCTCACCATTCCCCGCCGTCGGGGCGGTTGGCGGTCGGGGGTGCGTCGACGTCCACGAAGTAGATGTCGACCCGCTTGGACCGGCGGGAGGTGTCCTGCTCCAGCGGGGCGGTGTGGTCCCGCAGGAGCTGGATGACGTTCGCCGTCCCGAAGGGCTGGTTCCGCATCCCGTGCAGGAGCTCGAAGATCGCGACGGCGGGTTCGGTCGCGCCGAACGGGTCACCCTGGGCGCCTCGGCAGTGGACTTCGAGGATGCCCCGGCCCATCGGGATCATGGTCGCATCCGTGACGGGCGTGTAGTTCAGGACGACGCAGGTGTCGGGGGATGTCGGGTAGTCGCCGAACACGATAGCGTTCTCCGCAGCATCGTACGCGCCGACCGGCCGGTACACGGCGATTGACGAGTCCGAGATCATCTGGGCGATCCCGGTGAGCAGGTCTTTTTCGTAGCTCATACGCTCCCCATCCTACTCAATGACCTTGCGTAATTCTTGGGCCAGTATTTCGATGACCTTGGGGGTTTCCTGCACCACGGAGGTGGTGAGGTAGAGCCGCTCGCCGACCTCATGCCGCAGGATTTCATAGTGCTGATACCTCGCGTACGGCCCGGGGTAGACGATGTCCGCCCCGGCCGGGGTGCTCTCCACGTAGGACTCGCCCCGGAGGTTGCCGGTTTCGCCCAGTGGGGTCCGGTTGATCGCGACGCCGTGGACGTGCGTCATGGCCTTGAAGCTGGCGGCGGGGATGGCGGCGAGGACGGCGTCGGTGACCTCGTCAAGGTGGATGCTGAACGTCTCACCCATCGGCGGCGGCCGCCTTGCGCCACGCCAGCCAGTTCTTGCCGTAGATGATGCCATAGGCGACGGCGGAGAGGATGAATCCGTACTGTCCGGTGACTAGGGCGAACACCACCCATAGGCCCTGTGCGGCGAGGCCGATGAACCAGCCCCACGCGTTTTTCTTCCCGGCGACGTAGATGCCAAGGATGCCGACGGCGGCGAGTGCGAAGGACCAGATGACCATGGGTTTCCTACTTCAGGTAGATTTCGGCGTGGTCGGGGAGGTTCAGGCCGGGGGCGTCGTTGATGTTCTGCGAGATGACCCGGGACACCCTGCCGCCGGTGGTGACTTTCGTGTCGGGGGTAAAGCGTGCCCCGTCCGCCACGGCGCAGTAGAGGGTGGAGTTCGCGGTGACCTCCTGCCCGGTGGCATCGCGCACGAGCTGGACCTTCCCTTCGAGGAAGCCGGCCACGGTGACGGGGGCGGCGTACACGTCCCCCGCCGCGCCGGTCCCGGTCCGGGTCTCCACGGTGACGGTGTGCACGAAGAACCGCCCGATGCCCCTCACCCGTACACCCACACGTTCGTGGCGAGCAGGTTGTTCTGGGAGAGGCGCATCTTCGCCTCCGGGACGAGGTCGGTCAGGGACGCCGCCTTCGCCGCGGACGCCTGGGAGGCGTCGGCGTAGGTGATGCGGGCCGAGCCGATGCCGGTCTGGGATTCGACGCCTTCGACCGAAACGCCGCCGGTGAGCGGGTCGATACCGAGGGCGGCCCACGCGGCGGCCTGGATGCACGTCACATCATTGAGCACCTTCCCCACGACGGGGTCGGTCGCGAGCCCGGTGAGCGGGTCCACGGCGTAGTAGGCGCCCTTCGTCGCGGCGAGCACCAGGGTGGTGGCGGAGCGCAGCAGGGGCACCGCGTTGGACGGGGCGGCCGTGCCGGTCCAGGCGGCGAGGTCCGCCGGGGCGGCGAGGGCGTCGGGGACGACGAAGTTGCCGAACAAGCCAGCCATGCGGTGCTCCTAAAGTGTGGGGGTGCCGGCGGCGCAGGGTGTGCGCCGCCGGCGGTGGTGCTACTCGGCCGGGGCTTCCGGCGTTACCTCCGGAGGATCCACGGGGGGATCGGCCGGGGTTTCGGGTGTCTCCGGTGTTTCCTGACCGGCGCCGAAGCGTTCGATCAGGTCAGCCTTCGTCAGCGCCTCGGCATCGTCCGGGGACAGGCCCTGGACCACAGCCCAGCCGACCCATTCGGCCTTGACCGCGTTCAGCGCGGGACGGGACTCCGGCAGGGACGGGACGCCCTCGGGCCGGTCACCCTCCACATACGGGGTGCCGTCGGCCTGGACGCGGCGCAGGTGGCCCTTGGCGAGCTTCTCCGCGATCGTCTCGTGCAGGGGCAGGGACAACTCGAAGATGCCCCCGCCCTCGCCGAGGATGTGAACCGTGGTCTGCCCCTGGGGGGCTTCTTCCTCAGCCATCAGCGGCGGTTCACCTTGAACGCGGTGACCGTGCCGGTGAACGTGGCCTGCAGGTCCAGACTGATGGAGCCGTCAGCCTGCAGGTAGCGGGCGGACTCGGCCGGGGAGATGAACACGATTGCGCCCGCGCCCACGGACACGGTCAGGTCGCCCTGCCCGGAGGACGCGGCCAGCGGGAACGTGCCCGCCCGGAGGATCGCGTTCAAAGCCCCGCCCGTGGTGTTCTTCACCCGGATGACAAGGACTTCGGGGCGGACACCGGTGATGGTGTGCCCGTTCGTCGGGTCGGCGGTCGTGCCTGCCGGGTCCGCGACGGACGTCGCGGCGGTCAGGTCGGTTACAGGTACAGCGGTGCGTGCCATGATTCAGGCTCCTTAGGAGATGGTGACGAGGGCGGAGGCGAGGAAGTCGGGGCGGACCAGCTTGCCGCCGTACAGGACCAGGCCCTTGACGGCGTCGGAGAAGCTGTTCTGCGGCCGGTACGCCTCAACCTTGTTGATCTGTTCCGCGAACGTGTACGCGGCGTTCGTGCCGGCGATGGTCACGTACTCGGAGCCCGTGGTGTTCGGGGCGTTGTTCGTGAGGCGGATGTCGAACCCGGCGGCCCGGCCGACCATACCGTTGCGGAGCGCCTCGGACGTGCCGGATTCGTTGACCTTCACGAAGCGGGAGTCACGGAGCAGGGCGCCGTGCGCTTCGGGGCGGACGTTGATCCAGCGGCCCTCGGTGGGGACGTTCGCGAGGTCCAGCTTGATCTTCAACGGGACAAGGACCTTGTCGTAGAAGTCGGACGGGGTGTTCGCG